CACCCCCTTCCGCTTGATCACCAGTGCTGCTGGCTCACTATTCAACACCAACAGCCCCGCTGCTACGAAAGCACTGTTCGATATGTTCCGCACAGCAAAAGGCGCTCCGAAGACGCCTAACTTCACCGGAAATTTGATCGGTTACACGGACCAGGCGACCATTGATGTCTGGGCCGCGCGTCATCTTCGGCGTCTCGCTGGTATGGATCGCCTGCCGCCTCTTGTCGAAAAGGGAGTTACCGGCAACCACCGCAAAGGTTCGACCTTGGAGAACCCCAATGTTGGTGGCGAGTTTGGCTTCGGCCAAAAGGTTCTTAGGGACGCCGCCGACCGCATCAACGAGGAAGGAATCATCCGGTCGGTTGCCCCTCACCTTGAGGACATGACCCCCGCCGATCTCCAGGCCGTTGCGTGGTTTATTGAGAAGGAGCGGTGGACGGACGGCGGGTGGACAACCAAAGCAGGCGAGGGCGGGTCGTTCGAACTTGAAGCATCCTTCGCGGGCGCTGCCGACCCAGCGGCAGTCAAATCCCTGCGTCGTGAGATTAACAAAAGTTTCACCCCGCCCAACCGACTCGCCACCGACACTGACGCAACCTACGCGGCGCGCGTTGATGCGGCCCGCGCAGATTACGACGCGCGGCAGGCCCAGGCCCAGGCGGAACTGGACCAGATCAAAGCCCCTCTTGCGCGGTACGTCCTGGGTATCAGCGTCGAGCGTCCTGGCCTTCGTCCGACGAACGCGCAGCAAGCCGAAATATCGGGCCTGTTGGGCGCTCCTGCTGCCAACGACCCAAGTGTTGTGATGTACCAAGTGAACAACACCTACGGTCGATTCATGCAGTCGGATGAGCGCGCATTCAACGCAGAGTTCGTTGTGCGCGAGAACTTTGACCCAACAGACGTTACGCGCCGGATGGTTGAGGTGGCGAAAGACGCGGACCAGGATGCCGCATTCATTTCCAAGGTCGTGCCAAATGTCACCCCCGACAGCCGCCCTGGTGTGGAAGTGTACTTCCGTAACCGGCAGGGACCAGAGTTCGCCCGCGAACTGTCGGATAAACTGACAGAGTATGGGGTGGATGGATTCACCTTCATAACCGACAGTCGCGTGATGGATCGCGCTGGTGCGCAAGCCGGTCAGGCCGAGGAGGCAGTCGCGGGCCTTAATGGATTAAGGTTCCAATACATCCCAGAATTTGATATGGGTAGGGATGCGTGGCTGGCTATGAAACCATCCGAAAGGCAGGCAAGACTTGATGAAATGCGCGAACTGTACGAGCAAATCGCCCGTGGCATCGACGACCCCAGTGTCAGTACCGTTAACTTGATGGAGTACGAGACAAACGTAATTGAGAGAGGAGACTACGATGAATATCTCAAATGAGATGAAGATGTCGGATCATCAGCGGAAGCGGCTGGCAAAGATGATCGAAAAGTACGGTGAAAGAGATAGCCTCGTCAGGCACTACCGCAACCAGATTGCGGCATCCCAGACCGGCCAAAGCGCACAGCAGATGTACGTCACCGGCATGATGAAGCGGTCGTCCAGTTGACCAACGACAACGAGGAGGCCGTACAATGAAGCGCCGTAGCCTGAAAACAATCCCCTTCGGCGAGTGGCTTCCTGACATTCCCGACTTCGGCAATCCCGGATTGCGTGAGGCGACGAACGTCATCCCCGACCAATTCAGCTATCAGCCACACAAGGCGTTCTCCGCTATCTCCACGGTGGGACTAGATGCGCGGTGCCGTGGGTTCTCCGGTGCCGTTGGCGCGGGTCATCAAACGTATGCCTATGCGGGCGATGCGTCAAAACTCTACAGCCTCGTTGGAACTACGTGGAACGATGTGAGCAAGTCGGGCGGATACACTCTTGGCGACGATTCCGATTGGGAGTTTGCGCAATTCGGTGAGACGTTCGTTGCCACGAGCTACGACGACCCGGTGCAGTCCATCACGCCGGGTGGGGCTAACTTCGCGGACATGATTACCTCCACGAACAAGCCCAAGGCTCGCCACGTTGGCGTTGTCGGGCAGTTCCTTGTTCTGGGACACACAAACGACACGACCGATGGCGTGAAGCGCTCTAGGGTGTGGTGGTCTGCCATTCGGGACCAGACGGACTTCGACCCTGACGCTGATACACAGTGCGACTACGAAGATTTGAAGGAAGGCGGCGACGTTCAAAGGATCATCGGAGGCGTGGAATACGGACTGGTCTTCTGCGAGCGGGCGATTTACAGAATGACCTATGTCGGCCCCCCGCTGGTGTTTCGCTTTGATCCCATCGACCGCAAGCGCGGCACCCCGCTTCCTGGGTCTGTAACTTCGTTGGGTCGGCTTACCTACTACATTTCCGACGAGGGGTTCTATATCACGGACGGGGCGCAGTCCCACGCCATCGGCCAAAGCAAGGTTGACGAGGAATTTTGGTTAAACCAGTTTGACATTTCCTTGCGGACGCGGGTTACGTCTGGCATCGACCCGTTGAACAAGACAATCGTTTGGTCTTTCCCCGGATCGGGAAACACCAATGGAACGCCAAACAAGCTGTTCATCTATCACTGGCCGGAATCCCGTTGGTCATCGGCTGACGTTGAAGTTGAATGTATTGGTAGCGGACTGTCGCTAGGCACGACGCTTGAAGAGGTTGGCGCGTTGTATCCCGATCTTGAAACGGTGCCTTTCTCCCTTGACGCGATTTCGTGGACGGGTGGTGACCGCCTCTTGGCCGCGTTCAACACGTCACAGCAATACGGGACGTTCACCGGGGCCAACCTCGCGGCAACAATCACGACGGGTTCGCATGAACTCGCCAAGGGATTCCGCGCAAGGGTTCAGCGTGTCCGCCCCATGGTTGACGGTGGGGCCATCACAACGTCCGTTGCGGGACGAGAAGACTTGCAGGAAACGCAATCTTTTGACACCGCCGCAGACATCAACGACATTGGCGACACGGCACAGAACAACTCCGGTAGGTATCACGATTTCCGCGTCTCAATTGCGGCGGGCGGATCGTGGAACCACGCCCAAGGCATTGATGTTGAGTATGTCCATCAGGGCAGGCGGTAATGGTAGACTCCCCCCGCGCAGGGTTTGAGCAGGTAGGCCCGCAGGCCATCCCGCTTGAATACGCCGACCTTACGGAGTGGATCAGGATCATCGCAAGTTGGCTCTCGCAGGTCAGCCCGCAGATATTCCAAATCATCGACCACAAGGGCGATTTCGGAATCCTGATTAACGCAACGTATGACGACCAGATCGCGAATCAAACCACGGCGTTTTCTCGGCTGGATACAACCAGAATTGCATGGTGGATCGACGTTAGATCAAAGAACGTCATCCCCGGCGAAGAAGAAATCGGAGGGGCCAAGGGCATCTGTTTCTGGCGTGCGCGGGCCGATGCAAGCCAACCCCTGAACGGTTATTCGAACGCCGACGGATGGGAACTCCGCGCCGTTGTCACGGAAAACGGCAATATCGTTGTCCAGAGCGGCATGGAGATGGACGGCAACGGGTTTCTGCCTTATGGGCGCGTGACCCACTACACTGACAACGTGACAACGCCCACGGTCGAACTGACGGGGTTGTTGAAGAACCTGTTTCTTGACTTCTCTGGGGCGGATGTGAGCGGCGATCCTTCGTGGTTCGCCGGGTTCGACGGCCTCAACGACCGCTTCGTTCTGCGGCGGTGGGTTGCCGGAACCGTGGGGGCGGGGAACGGGACGGACCTCCTGCAAGTGGACGCGGACGGGTCCGTGCAGGTCGTTGGTCCTTTGGGTTTGGTAAGTTATGCCAAGACGAGCCTTCCGGCTGCGGGAAGCCACAATGCGAGCCTCGTTTACGTCACCGACGAGGCGGGCGGCGCGGTGCCTGCGTTTTCGGATGGGACAAACTGGCGGCGTGTCACTGATCGCGCGGTGGTGTCGTGATCGGTGTACCGTCTGAGATGGTTCCGATAGTCTGGCCGGAAGTGGCGTCCATGCTTGAGGATGCCTTGTCCTACGGAAACGGGGAATACGAACTAGTAGATATTTTCGAGGCCGTCAGGTCCGGGGCGATGCAGTTATGGGCAACGGAAAAGTCCGTGGCCGTAACCACGCTGATTCAATACCCCCGGCGCACGACATGCCTGATTGCGGCGGCAGGCGGCGATTTGGAAGACCTGAAAGAGCATCTGCCGCTTGTTGAAGAATGGGCCATTTGGCAAGGTTGCGATGCAATCGAAGTCATGGGCCGCAAGGGATGGCTTCGTGTTCTCCCAGACTATCACCAATGCCAAGTGCATTTAAGGAAGGCGCTATCATGTACTCCATCTTCGGAAATCCATTGAACTTTGGCGCGGCGCGGTTCCTCACCGGACCCAACTCGCGCTCCGGCATGTTTGCAAACCAGAGCGCACCAATTCAGCCGCGCATCCTGAACCAGTTTCAGCCACGCGGAAACCTCGTTGCTCCGGTCCAGCCGCCCATGACGCAGGTTCCGAATTGGGCAACCGGCCTGCTTGGCGGACCGTTTGGCGGTGCAGGTCGTCCGAACTTCGGCGGCGGCAGGGGTGGCCCCGGAATGGGTAACCGCGCACCAGGACGCGGCCCCGCAGGCCTTGGCCCCGGCGTCAATCGTGGTCGCAGCCCCGGTGGTCCCGGCCCCGGCGTGAATCGTGGTGGCGGCGGTTCTGGTGGCGGCTTC